TGGATCGCCAACTTTTGTGGATAACAATGCAAGAGCATAAGCGATTGCGGGTGTTAAAACTGCAATAGCCTCTGTTTCAAGTTTAAGTTGCGTTGTTGCAACCCATACCCAAACGCCGAGAGCGCCCCCTTTAAGACCTTGATCTAAGCTTTGTGACTTAGTAGACATTGACCACCTCCTATGCCCCATTGGGCATAAGACAAGTATACATCATACATTATTCAATGTCATTTTTAATTATTTAATGGAGATAATGTACAAATAAAAAAATTAAATAAAATGTTTAATAATTGATGCCGAGGCCAGAAAAATCCAAGCAATATTGAACCAGATGATTGTCGGGAGGGTTTTTATTGTCGATGTGAGTACCAATGCCAGACTTGAGACAAGAGCAAAGATGTAAAGCCACCACCATTGTTTGCCAAAAAGCAGACCAGGGAATATGATGCAAATTTTCGTGGCGAACGCCCACGCCTCCACTGTGTTTACTTTTGTCCAATACGAACGAGTAAACCAATGTTTGGATATTTGAACAATATCTTTTGCTTTAAGCAAGTTTGATCTTTGCTTTAATCCATTGGATGAGCGGGTAGAAAAACCAATCCTCTTCAGATTGAGGAATGACAATGCAATCGCGTATGTCCTCGGTTTCCGGGATACCGTATTGTTTTGCCAATTGTTTCAACGTCTCTATGTTCATGAAACTCCTTTAATCAACTAAATTTGCTTGTACTTCTCTTAGTATACCATTTGAAATCTTTGAATTTTTAAAAAGAGCATATTTTTCTGCTAATTTTGCAAATCTGTTATGGGGTGAAACGTGTATTAATGAACTTGATAGTTTCGTTAAGTACGGAGTCATTTTAAATCTCCTGAGATTTATTTTTTGATTAGTGACGATTTCAAAATAACCGAGCGGCTCGTTTGCTGGAACATGTAACTCTTTTACCCCACTCCATAATTGAAATTCAAAATTCATTGCTCTAAACCAATTTGCAACATCAAATTCACCAGGAACTATAATACCATATTCACTGCTTTTTGTTTTATGAAAGTATGGAGGAGTAATAGAAATAACCAATGATGGCGCATCTGTAAAAAAAATTATCGGGTTTGAATAATTTAACAATAATTGATTTTTTAATGTTGGCTTATGAATTAACTCAATTGTATTTTGATATCTCCTATCATCATTTTCTGATTTTACTTCATATGAAATATATTCATCATTAATAATTTTTACTTTCGTATCTGTTGATGATCTAAAAACATATATTTTTTTAAATTTATTACTAACAGCTGGGCATCTAAGATAGTCATCTCTATTATTTTTTAAATCATCTTTTAACGGGGCCATTTCTTCAAAGAGGGTTTTTGGAAAAGGATAAAGGTGTGAAAAATCATATTGACTTCCCAGCGCGGGTGCTGGGGCCCAGTAGACAGTAATTGTTTTCATGTTGCAGAGTTCATATCTACTATATGAATTGGAGTCTTTTCATTGACGACAGGTTGTCTCTGTGAAGAAAGTATAAAAGAGCTTACAATCCATTTATCGCTTGATATTGGAACACAAGATGTATGTGGATGTGTCCAAGCTGCTGGGAATAGAGAAATTGTTCCTGCGGTTGCTTTTATTTTTAAATCATGCAAGGGAAAAAATGTTTCCCCGCCTCGCTCAATTGTATTTAAATACATAACAACTCCCAAAACCCGACTACGAGTTGGTTCGGGATCCCAAGGCGCGCCATCATGATGAGTACGATAGTAACCCTTTTCCATTGCGTAATGTTGTAGCCTGTAACCACTATCGTACAAAGTTGGAGCAAATCTTAATTCGGGGTACTCTTCAAGATACAAAGATATTGCTGCCCCTAGTGATCTGCGTATTCTCAATTCAAATTGTTTATAAAGGTCATAATCACAACCGGAATCCCTGGCTTGTTCTCCGCTAAAATTAAAATCCATTGTCCATTTTACACTAAGATCTAGGCCGGAAAGTGTTGGTCCAGGATAGAACAATTTATCCCAATCTTTTTGACATGAAGCAACAAGATTAAAACATGTCTCTTGTGGAATTATGTCCGGAATTACAGCGATATGCGTGCTTTTATTGCCGATAAAATTAATCAATGAATTCTCCATTCTCGGAAACAACATCAATTGTAACAGTATTTATTTCTAGATTATTTATTATAGCACATAGTGTGTATTTTCCCGGCCATGAAATAGCCACATTCATTGAAGCGCGATGAGCATCGAGACTCATAAATCGGATTTTGGTAAAATTTTTGCCAACTTTTATAGGATACGGTTTCATTATAAATGAATATTTTGAAATATCTTCCCAGTCATCAACATACTGAATCTGGAATGGTTCCATGCAATAAACTTTTATATTTTCACAATCAAAGCCGCACTGTATTGGTATTTCAAAAATACCAATTTCGTTTTTATTAAAATTAAAATCTTGAGTTCTTTCAGAATCGCCATGCTGAATTGGCAGTTTCCATTCTTGCGCAAGAGGATATGCTTCTTCAATTTTTTTTTCAATTGGACAAAAAATAAATCTATACATTTTTTTCTAAACCCCTATCCATTTCTTTTTGTTGTTTTTTATATCCACCTTTCATATCTTCATCTGTTAAAAATACAGTTCCAAACCCTGTATTTTTTAAAATTTTATGAATAGATTCATCACCTTTAATCAAAGATGTTTTTAACATTGATTGTTTTCTTTCAAAAGGAATTATGTGAAACATTGGCGTTCCTTCTTTAATTCTAAATGGATTATTTGTTAATATATTTATTACTAAATTTGCATTTGGATAATAATCAGTATGTATAACAGCAGCCAATACTTGGTAATCAGAATTTGGCTCCCAAGACATTGGCAGAAACAAAGAAGACCAACCTGGCGCTGTTCTAAATAGCCAAGGATTAACTAATTTTAAATAGGCACATTCACGAGATTTTTGTTTTGCGACTGGGCATTGAGCCCCAGTCTGCTCAATTGGAAATTGATTTCTTGCAAGAGCATCCATCGTAAAATAATAATTCATATCTTTTTCTGAAAGCGTTTCTGCTTGAAACAGATGTGATTCAGCAATTGCAAATCTTGCATCAATTCCTTTATTAAATTTTGATATTGGTCTTCTTACGTCAACAGAAGCCCAAAGTGGCATAATATATCCCGTTCTTAAAAAATCTGCCAAGCCGTAGCAACGCTTTAATGACATTTCGCCAGTCTCAATTTCTTTATACCAATCTGGCGTTTTTATTCTTCCTTCTCTGACGGCAAGATTGGGATGCCAAAGCCTGTTGTCTACCGGTATTGCTAAAAGTTCATTCGGTTTAGGGACAGGTATTTGTTCCCAAATTTTTGCATATCTTTTTTTATTTTTTAAATAAAAGCGCATGATCTATTTTCCTAGTTTTTACCTGTTCTATTTTTTTATTTTCATATATTCTGGCAACATCGGTGTGGCTATTATAAGCATTGAGTTGCTCGAGTGCAATTTTTTTATCCAAAATACCTTGACCTTGAGCAACATGCCAAAAATGTTCTGATAAAAATAATTCATAGCCAAAAATCGGAATATCATAAGTTTCTGGCATTCTTTCTTTCCATAAGTCAATCAAGCAAGATAATGTCTCTGGGAGGTCTGCGTGTTTTTGCGCTTTCCACATTTCAGTATCCTCCCTATCAGAAATATAATGCAATGAGATCATAGCTATAATGTTCTCTAATAAATTTTCATATCTTAATTTATATTGTTTTATTTGTGTTTCATTTTTAATATGAAAAGTTGGAAGCATTGATGCAATCATTCTAGATTGTTGAATTGATGTACTTATTGCAGTTGCTTCTAGTGGCTCAACAAATGATGTAGATAGCCCAATCGCTGCGCAGTTAAACAAAATACTATTTTTGTAATAACCAGATTTAAATTTTATTATCCTTGGTGAATCAATATTTTGACCATGTGCCTGAGATAATTCACGAACGGCCTGCTCGTCGGTGCAAAAATCTGAAGCAAATACGTAGCCGTTCCCTCGTCTTTGCTGTGTGGGAATTTCCCACATCCAACCATTGGGCATTGCTCTTGCTCTAGTATATGGTCTTATTTGACCAGACTCATCAGATGGTGTTGGGAAAACGGCGGCAGAATCACATGGGATATATTTTCTATAACTAATAAATTCATCATTATCAATAAGTTTACTCATTAAAACTCTATTGAATCCACTTGCATCAATATAAAAATCTGCTGAACATTTTAAACCAGTGTCAGTATATACCGATGTAATATATCCAGTTTCTAAGTGTCTATCAATTTTTGACACCTTCCCTTCCGCAAAGTGAACATTTCGATATTTACAAATATTTTTTAAATATTTATTTAATTTAAATGTATCAAAATGAAATTGATTTGTAGTAGAGTGAGGGTTTTGTTTTTGATCAACAACTTTTCCATTATGTAAATGATTTATCATTGCTGGTGTCAGTAGCCAGTTATTAAAATAAGCAAAAGAATACAAGGCATTAAAATTATTTGGACCCAAAGAAGATCCACTAATACTATGAAAATAGTCTGGAGTATGCGTATTCCAATTTTCAAAACGAATACCATATTTATGAGTCGCCGCACATTCTCTAATCATTTCATCTACAGGAATGCCGCAGGGCTCTTGAAAATAATGCCGCCAATGTTCTGTTGAACCCTCTCCAACACCAATAATTCCTATTGAGTCAGAAGAAATCACTGTTATATCGTAGTTACGAAAAAAACTACGAATCATCAATGCCGCAATTAATCCAGAAGTTCCAGATCCGACAATACAAATATGTTTTTTCATTATGTTATCTAAACCATGTAACTACTGAGTATTTTATATCATTTGACACAGATAAAGATTCTGCATTATTTACGCCCACCTGATTTGCATAATGAAAATAAGGAAAGTTTGATGGGAAAAAAACGATTGATCCAGTCTTGGGTTTGATTGTAATATTCTGCAATGGGAAAACAAGTTCCCCTCCATGAAAATTATCATTTAAAAAAGCAACACAACTAAAAACCCTTTCATTGCTGGGATGGTGATCAACGTGCCCTTTGTATTCAGCACCATGAGCATATTTATTAACCAGAAACCCCTCGTCTTGTGTAACATTGATGTTGTACATATTTCTATACATCCACACCGTTTTTTCTATATCTGCATGTATTTTCTGCCATTTTTCTGCAAGGGGAAGAATGCGATTATCTGCAATTGCTAATATTGGTGTAGCCAAAACCCCAAGATTGCAAGCCAACGATGATCTATAATCTGGTCTTTCACTCTGTTGTGAACTTGTTCCAACCTTGGACATATACCAAGAAAGATATCCCCATGTTTGGGCACATTCAGACTCAAGTTCCTCAATGAAACCATCTGGATTAAAAACATTTTCAAATAAAATTATACAATTTCCGAGATCCACTTGATTAATAGACATGGATCTATTTTATCACAAAATAAAAAGATTAAAGAGAATTTAAGAAATTAATATTGCTAAGAACTCTAGCAATATCAAGTTTAACTGCATAATTTTCTGCAAACTCGTCATCCGGAACAGTATGTGCAGATGTATCATAGCTAGCAGGATTCACTGATAGTTTTAATATTAAGCCGTAAAGTTGACGTTCTAAATCTTTCTTAACTCGATCTTTTTCTTGAAGTTTTTCTTCATTGGTAAGATTTAAAAATTCGTATGGCATTTGAGGACTCCTGTAAAATTCTTTTACTGTTTGACTACCGGGAGAGAACATTGCAATCCCCTTTAGTAATTATAGCATACCTAATATTATTCATCTAGATCCTCAACATAGGTAAAATTAGATGATGCAATATGTGTCGTGATGCCTCTTGTTAAAACAGATAATGTACCCGCATTGCCTTGATTTCCAGGGTTTCCTGGGTTTCCTGTACCACCAGCATATGACGGATTATGAAACGAATTGCCTGGGTGAGAGAACTGGTTGCCTGGGTGAGAGAACTGGTTGCCTGGATGAGAAAACTGATTACCAGGATGAGAAAACTGATTACCGGGGTGAGAAAACTGATTACCAGGATGAGAAAACTGATTACCGGGGTTAGTGTGTTGATGAGACGGATTGTGATGTGTGGGGTGATGAGCAAAACAAATAGATTCGTACATAGGTTCGTGCTGACAATTCCCAGGAGTTTGGTGATCGGGATGGTGAAAATGTCCTGGTGGGTTATGAGCGTGCCCTGGTGGGTTATGATCGTGCCCCGGTGGATTGTGAGAATGCCCCGGTGGGTTATGAGCATGCCCTGTTGGATTGTGAGCATGCCCTGTTGGATTGTGAGCGTGCCCTGTTGGGTTATGACCCTGTGTTCCTGAAACACTATTGCCATTAGATCCAGGATTCCCCGCTGTTCCAGAAGTGCCTTGGCTAACAAAAACACCAGTGCCAGATATTGATTTTGCTAAAACGACAACCATTCCGCCGCCTAGTCCGCCAGAGCCACCAGTTCCTGCAACTCCCGCATTTGCACCACCACCACCACCAGGATTTGCAGTACCAGAAGTGCCAGGTGTTCCGGCTGAGCCAGCAAACCATTTTCTTCGATTTGCTTCTTTTTGCATTATTGCTTCAATCAGGGAATCAAAATTTTTTACTTCTGCCAATGTTAGAGATCCTGACACAGCGTCTTGGGAAATATACCCAGCAGATCCATCAATTCTTGTTAAAACCGTTCCTTGAAGAATTGTAGTGGTTTGACTAATATTTGATGGCATACCAATTGTTCCATTATTAATAAGATTTTCTTTAACAAAAACTTTAAATCCATTTGTAAATAAAATAGTATTTGCATTGACAGTAAGAGTATTATAATACATATCCCTTGATAAACTAGTATTTGCAGCAATTGTTACATTTCCATCACTACCTAAACCAAAAATTTTGTCAGTACCAGTTTTTTGAATTGGACTTCTACTTGAGTTAAACCTATTAATTGACATACTATGCCACCTGCATGTAATTCACGGTGCCGGCCGATGCGCCAGTTCCCCCCGTCACAACGGTTGATATTGACGCATTGAGGACCGAAGCAGAAGACACGATGAGAATTACGCCCCCGCCACCACCCCCGGCACCAGGGGTTCCCGGTGCTTTGAAAGACGCCGTTCCGGAGGAAACGGTTATGTACCGAGCAGAAATTAGAACGACACCGCCACCGGCACCGGAAGACCCGCCCGCACCACCCCTTAGGAACGTGGGAGTCACCGATGATGCCGTCACCGCCCAACCGCGAATTGCCTGCAACGGTTGCTGGTAGTACGCCGTACCGCCAAGCGCCGCCGTCGGTGCAGTCGCCGTTTGTGCGCCGCTCGAACCACCGAGACTGTGGGTTACTGCTGTGTTTGCCGCGCCACCCTGTGCGAGTGTTCCTGCTGTCGTGAAGCCAGTCGTGTAGCCGATTTCAGAGTTGCTGTTGAGGGTCAAAACATTCTGAACAAAAATCCTGTACCCGCCAGGATTGAGTTTTATGCCTGCATTAACCGTCAAATTCCTATAGAAAAAATCACGAGAAAGTGTTGTGTCGGCAGTAATCGTTACATCACCATCCGCCCCTGTTCCATAAACAGGATCCGGAAGGTTCAGAAAACTTGCCAAGTTCACTAGTGAGCCGGAGATACTCGATGTGGACTCTGCTGTTGAAAGTGACGAGTTGTTCAGGCGAACAAAGCTAGCGACCATTACGATTCTTCGACTCCGTTTAAAATAATATTTACGGCTGTATTTACGCTTGCCGACCCAATGATTTGGTCGCTGTTTGTGGAGCTTGCCGCGCTTCCGTTGTTCGTCAAGACAAGGTTCGTCTGGAAAGTCAACGTTTCGTTCGCCGCAATGGAAAGGGCGTTGAAGAAATTCTGCGACGAAGCCTGCGTGACGTTTAGCGGCTTGCACACCAATGTCACCGTGACGGCAGACGCCGTGGTGTTGCAGAGGATAATTTGCTTCACGATGGTGGTCGTGCTCTGTGGCACGGTGTAAAGAACCGTAGTCGTCGTAGTCGTAAGTTGGGTCGGACCAACCAGTCGTTTTTGTGTCAATGGCATATCAAATTACCTCCATGTAGAACCTTATCAGGGAATCTCTTTGCAGGGTTGCAGCAAATGCCGTGGTTGCTATTTGTGTCGAACTGGTCGAAGATGTTGCCGTTGGCGCAGTGGGGGTGCCGGTGAGCGACGGGCTGGTCAGCGTCTTGTTCGTGAGAGTTTGCGTTCCAGTGAGAGTGGCGAGAACCGAGGTATCGGCCGCAATCGTCGGTGTGGCGCCCTCGCCAGAGTTGTTGCTGAGGGTTATTCCCATACCGGCAGTTAGATTTTGAACATAATCACCTGTCGTGTCTGTTCCGAGTGCAACAGAGTTAGCGGCGACGGTCGCCGTCAAAGTTCCGTTGCCGAGATTAGTCAAAGTGACAGAGCCCGTCAAATCGCCCGCAAGGGTGATGACAGGAGAAACGCCAGTAATCGTCGGACTGGTCAACGTCTTGTTCGTGAGAGTTTGCGCACCGGCAAGAGTGACGAGAACCGAGGTATCGGTGATTCCGTGAATGTTGGTCGTGTCAGCCTCGTGGGAAGCAACTGCACCGTGTGCTTCGAAGGTATTACTAGTCACCGCAATCGTCGGTGTGGCACCCTCACCCGAGTTGTTGGTAAGAGTTATCCCCGTACCAGCGACAAGATTTTGGACATAGTTGCCTGTCGTATCTGTTCCGAGGGCAACTGAATTGGCGGCAACAGTAGCAGTAAGCGTTCCATTGCCCAAGTTCGTCAAAGTGACAGAGCCCGTCAAATCGCCCGCAAGGGTGATGACGGGCGAAACGCCAGTAATCGTCGGACTGGTCAGTGTTTTATTCGTGAGAGTTTGCGTACCGACAAGAGTAACCAAAATAGAATTGTCAGTTTCTGTTAACAATAAATTAGTTAAATTAGGCATATTCAACACCGCTGATTGCAAATGTTATAGCATTTGCTGTTACTTGCGTTACATGAATACTGCTGTTAGCGGGTACGACTATAGATGTATTATAAAATATAACATTGTTTGATAGAACATTGACATTACTTACAATTTTATTTGAATTAGCAACGACTGCACCACTCACAAGCAAGTGAATACTGCAAACGGCATTGGATGATGTTGTATTGCATAAATTAATATTTTTAATTATTGAATAATTACCAGCTATATTTGCAACGGTATAAACATTTGCGCCGGCCCCAACATTTGATCCAATAAAGAAACTTTTGGGTGTTAAACTTGCCATTTAAACCCCCATCCAAACTAAAACTTCATTATCATATGTTGTTTCATTCATATCTTGAATAACCGTTGCATCAAGAACATGATCAACAGAAGCACCAGAGTTATGTGTATTAGCTGTTGAGCCATCATAACCTCTGGTTTCAACAGTGAATGTATTTCCGTTTCTGGATGTAATTAAAACTTTTTCCTCTGCCGCGCTACCTCTATCAATAACA